TGAACCTGTCCATCAGGGACATACCCATGGCACTCATTCGTCAGTTGCCGATCAAGAAGCTGCCCCAAGCGGATTTTATGCTTACGCTCTCTGAAGCACCTCTTATAGACCCCATGTTCCCAAATCAATGCCTCTTTCGAGACATGCTGATCAAATCTATGGGCATCGAGCCCAATAGCAACAGGCTTACGAAACCTATCCCATTTCTCACGAAGAATCTTGGCAGTATCAGTGGCATTGAGGCCCTTCATAATCGTGGTATGACCCCACAATTTGTCCAACGCCCTAAACAAGCGCTTCTCCAAAGGCTTCAAATACCTGCCAACCTTGATGTTGTACCTAGGATCCCTAGGTGAAATCACCCGAGGAACGGGATCCCGCTTAATCGTCCTGTCCGTCTTCTCGTACTTCACAAAGATGCGCAGCCTTGAATCCTCCTCCAGATTAAACCGCCCCGCACGGATCTCATCCAGAGCTCTCTGGTACACCTGCCGCTTGCGGCCCCGATATGAGTCAACAAAAGCCTGATGACTAACCGGGGCGGTCGAAGGCAGCAAAGGTTCCAGATCGGCCAAGACGCTTCTCAGACGCCTGGCAAAGACGCGGGACCGTGGCTGGACCGGGGGGACAAACCCATCCTTACCTGCCACGAAAAACACCCGCTCAGCGACACCTCTGAGTAGAGTATCGAGGTCATTTGTGAATGGCACAATATCTGCATCCGGGGCAACGCCAGCCACTCGTACGTAGCGCCGCTCCCGGGGAGCGCCCACCCCCCTTTTCCACCGCAAGCAGTCCTTCCTCTCCCCGTAAATAGGACATTCTAGAACGTTCCAGCCACCATCACTGGTGACCGGATACTGCTCCAAAACCCCTGTAGGCAGAGAGGGAGAACCGGTGGAGAGGGCTGGGCCCCCCTAGTGGGATTCTAGGAGCTCGGGGCTGGTCAACTTGCCAACCCCGAACACCTTAGACCAAAACCCACCAAACGCATTGCTGGGATCGACCCGTTGCTCCCAAGCCTTGGTGGTTACAGCCACCCGCATCTGACAAAAAGCCTTAGTAGGTACAAAAGATAAGAACAAGGCCCGATCAATAGCCACGTTCTTGTCCGAGGTACGCATATCCTTATACTGAGGCTCTTCCAACAGTTTCTGGAGCCAACGACGCGTGACCAAAATGTTGGCCTCACTAAGTGGACGCTCACCAAACTTGTTATAAGCAAGCTTGCTGAGCGAAGCGGCGAACCGGGATCGGCACCCTTTACGGATGACGGTCTTGGTCCGAACGCTCTTCTCGACCACGGGCTTCTTGACATTACTGGTAACACGGTGGAGATCCGTGTATTCATGCCGGTCAAGATAATCCTCCGGGTCTTTCTCAGAGACATCGACTTCAGCCACCACAGCCCTCGCAAAATGCTCAGCCGGACCACCGACTGTCACTAAGGACCAGGCATGCTTCAGCCATCTCTGACCCCACTTGGTCAGGTACACTAAGTCCTGCGTAGGAATCGAAAGAGCAGCCATGCCAATTCGCGGAAGTTACAATTTACCC